TTTATTAAAAAATAAAAGATTTTGAGTTGCCATCTTATCTTACGTACTTGTTATTTTTAGGAACTGTATAATTAATATAGTTCTTTATGTATTTAGTGGTTTCAAATAATTGATAAACAACTTTTTCCATACTTGCTAATATATCAACTCTGTTCGAGTCTCCATTTATTACTTGGTTGGAAAGTGTTTTTTCAAAAATCTTACCTTCGTAATCAAATCCTTTATTTGTTCTTTCATCATTTTGTGATTCTATAAATTCGTACCAACTCTGCTTGTTCATATTATTTTCCTGTATTTAGTGAGCTTTTTAATATACTATTCACTCTAGTATTATAAGTTACGGGTACAATGGATCTAATATCTATATTTACTGAAGATAAAGTGTTCATTCCCGCTCCATAGTCATAATAAATACCATTTCTATCTTCCCATCCTCCTGATATAACAACAATTTCATCCTTACCCATAACTATATCTCCAAATTCATCGAATCCAATATCCGGAGAATTTGGACTTTGTGTTTTAGCTGCTTCGTTAGATTCACCCACAAAATAAAGGGAAACTGAATCCACACCATTAATAGCTTCAATTGCTGCAATTAAATCAGATCTAGGTATCTTATCCCTTCTTCTTATATTAAGGAAGTAATCGCTTAATGTACTGGTTATTTGAGTTTTTATCGTGTCAGGATCATTACCTTCGAATATAGTTAAAGCAATATTTACAACATATTTACTGAGAACAGGATCTAATATTTTTACCACTGTAGTAACTATTTTCTGTCCGCTTTCGTCTAATAATTGATAAATCCTGTCTCTCTGTGCATTAGTTAATTTGAATCTAGAAAGAGGGATATCAAAATATGTCTCGTTGCTTTTTAATGTGAGCTGTATATCAGGCACAAGAATTAAATAAATAATATTATCATCATCCAGGTATTGGTCGTCAAAAGTGGTGAAAGCTTCTATGATTGAAAACTGTCCAAATTTCTCAAAGAATGTTATATAATTTGTGGGATTTGCTAAAACGAAACTTCTAGATGTTTTAGGAGCAATAAGTCTTGTTAAATCTATAGGTTCTTGACTAGCACCTAGCTGAGGAGCTATTGTACAATTAACTTGTAAAACCTCGCTCAGTGTTACGTTTCTACCAAATACATCAGTTCCGTCAGAATCGAATTTAAAAAGTGCTTGAGATGAATCATCAACCAATAAATTACCATCCGCTCCTCCGCACTCTAAATAATCCACTTCTATTATAGATCCAACAGGGGGAGGAAATCCAAAATCGACAGTGCCAAAGAAAATATCTATACCAGATATTAAAGAGCTTTTTACCATATAACCTCTAGCATTTCTTGGTATATCATAGAGAGAATCATATTTTTTCCAAGTGTTACCGTTTACTCTAACCGCAATTTCAAAATTTTCTATACCTGATGTACCTCGAGCTGATATATTATAACTTTGTAATTTTCTTCCAGTTCCTGTATATTGATTAGTATTTAATGTTCCTTCTATTATAGAAGCAGTTAAAGTTGATGTACCATCAAGATTTAGCCTAACATATTCTTGTCCCAATTTAAGAAGATATATTCTACCATTATTTACACATTTTACCTGTGCGTTATTAGGTATAAGAATTGCTCCTCCTCCAATATCTTCGAAACCTTTACCGTTCCATTTTGTTACAATCTGTCCCTTTGCTGCTATAGATCTTGTTGGGTTGTGTCCCGCTAATGTTGCCAATCCGTATATAGATGATTCGCGTGTTGCAGTGTTTATATTAAGTTCAGTTATGGAATCTTCTATAAAAAATAATATAAATTGGGATAAGTTATCTAGAACAAATATTATCTGCCCCCAAACAGAAGCAACAGTAAATAACTGCTCAGACATTCCATATCTTGCTTGAATTAATTCAAAAGTTTCAGATAATAGGTCCGATATTTTCGCTTTGTTTTTATCTAATAAATCCATATTATATTATTTTAATTCCCAATATAGGGTTACCTTTTATAGCAAAATCAATAACACAAGCATCTCTTGTCTCTCCTTTAAAGAATCCCACAGTGAAATCAACATTGAATTTACTTGATGCTAAAGGCACATATGTTATTAAATGTAATCTTATTGCTCTTTCCAGAGTTCCCTGATCTACTGAGAAATCAAATAATAAGCCTTCTAGATCTATGCCAAAATAGGGATCTCCAAGAACTTCACCCGGTGTAGTTAACATACACTGCTTAATCATACCAATTAGTATTTCTACTTCATCGTCAGTATGTAATAATCCTTCTTTGTATCTAGGATCATCCGGGGTTCTGGGATAAATTTCTGAGAATCTTGCCATCTTAGTTCTATATATTCTTGGTTAGAATAAAGGTAATAATGCAAGAATTTAGTTCCACTGTAAGAAGTATGAAGGCGTGTTTTCGTCTTTGATCATTTGCATGATCTCACTTTTTTCTGTCGTTCCTAAGGTTTGTATATTATTATAGTTAACTCTAACCCCTCCAGGAAGGTTATATTCGAATGTACCTAATAATCTACCAATATTAATTTTAGCTTCAGCAAGACAAAATCTCACAAATAACTCATCGTCATAAAGATCCTCTTCTGGTATTGCAATATAACCTCTAACGCCAACATCAGTACCAGAAAATAAAGTAGTTGAACTACCTCCGTCGGTTGCTCCAGATCTGTTAGGATCTCTACCGTTAATTGTTAGTTTCTTAGTGTTCTTATTGAAGTTAAAAGCATATGTTTCTAATAAATAAGCTTTAGCTAAATCGAAGAATGAATAAAGAACTGTACGATAAACCAAGTTATCTCCAGCAAATGGCGAAAGCATAAGCTCTGATCCTAACAATTTAGAATCTCCAAAATCTTTATCTGGAGTACCAATAAGTCCTGATCCGTTTACCTCTCTAACATCATAAACAGATACCACACAAGAAGGAAGTTGGATTTGTCTTGTTGCTCTAAAAGCAGGAGCAGAAAATAATTCCTTCCCCAACACAAATATTCTATCCTCTACTGCATATTGATAATTATCATAAAAATAAGCCCTAGCTCTTTTTATAATTCTTTTTATTTCTTGGTCATTTAAGTTATAAGGTAATGCACAAGAATGAGAGATATCATCTCTAATCTCCTGAATTAAGTCTGCTTCAGTCATATTAATTAATTATTTGATTCGAAGTTAGTTCCAGGAATTCCTGACGGCTTACTATTATTATTACTAAATCTAGCAGGTTTAGATAATGCTTCACCATCATTTCTATTAGGGAATCCTTTCTTCTTAGAACTTCCTTTCATTTTTTTATCGTCTTCAGCATCATTAACTATTTCAGTCTCGGGTGAAATTGTGGCAAGTTTTCCTATATAACCAGATCTAATTATACCACCAAATACTTCACAATTGATTTCTTTTTCTTTATTATCAATATATGTTTCATGTACTACATTACTAAACATAATATCTGAATACATGATCTTAGATCGCTTAATTTCATTGTTAGTAACTAGATCACAATCTTCAATAGCACAGTCGTTAAGATCACACGAAAACAACCTACAATCCAATATATTTCCTGCAATTTCACTATTAAGAATGTCGTAATCTTTAAGAAGATAAGCTCTAGTAGTTTTTACATCTTTTAGCTGGAATTTACCTAATGAACTATCATAATTAATCATTCCTTCCTTAATTCCATTATCTACAATAATATCATAAAGAATCTCTCTAATAGTCAAGAAAAATGTTCTAACTATCTGAGGATCAGATTTAAGATCAACCATTATGTTTAGGTGCGGATAATTCTTTTGAAAAGTATCAGGATCTATAAATGTTGATGAATTTTTATAAATCTCTCCTAAAAACATTTTTAGTATCTTTAAATCATTATCTGAAAATGTATTATTAAACTTAAGTGTCTGTACAGTATATGTTATGATATAATCTAAGATCTCTTTTATACTTGAATATTTCTTCTGATAATCTTTACCCCCTAAATATCTCACTTCAAAATAACCGTCTTGTAGCTTAGTGAAATTTATACCCATATTTTTTTCTACGGGCACTTCAAAAAGATTCTTATCAATGAAAGAAATATTTGAAGGATCTACAAATTTATTAGCAGGAAGTATTCTTTTTATTGATTTAGCATATAAAGATCCCATTCTTTCGGGGAATCTTTTATAAATAACATTCTCATCAAATCCTAAAATAAATTTAAGAGGGTTTAGTTGAGATACAGGAGGAACCTCAGGGAATATAGAGGTATCAACACTTACACCGAATTGAAATGCACATTTTTTATCCGTGTAGCCATTCATATCAATCCATCTTAGTGTTTTTATAAGAATTGCTATAGCCTCAAAATAAGGAAGAGGACCCGTGATGAATTCTGTCATCTTGGATCCTCCTGAGTAATCTGGTTCTAATTTAAAAATATCTTTAGTAGGTTTAAAACCTGAATGATACTTACTGAATAGAAGAATTTTTTTGCCTAAAGTTTTTCCTAATGAATCCGCTATCTCATTTCTATTTAAGTTACTAAAAAACTCAAATTCAAATCCCAATTTAGCCGAGTAGAAAAAATCATTAGAAAGTAAATTAGCCAATTTTTATACTTCTGTTAATTGTATTTTGAGAGTAGACGTGTCTACACTCGAGATTGAACAATTAACCAATTGGCCAACCTCATAGTTGTTAATAGAGTTTACCAATTTTTCTTTTTCAATAAGTCCAGATAATCCATTTTCAATCTTAACGAACACACCGAATGTCTTTAATTTAGTAATCTCTGCTTTATATATTTTCAATTCGGTATTTTCCCCTAAAACTTCAGCGGAAGAATCTTTTAAATTTTGCACGCTTTTTAACTTTTCATTGGGTTCTAAAATAGAAAGTCCAATTCTTTGTGCATTTTTGATATCTACAACGTAGAATTCAACAGAATCCCCAGTTTGTAAAGTTTCTAATTTTGTTCTATTATTTTCATTAATTGAAATAATACCAGTGTAAATTTCTTCCCACTCAACAAAAATGTTATTTCCGGAAACTCCTGTAACTTTACCCTCATATCTTTGTGAGAATGAAAGATTTTTAACTTCAGATTCAATAATTTTCTTAAGATATTTCTTAAACGATACAACAAAAATATCTCTTTTCTGATCATAAATCTCGATCATAACTGTAAGTTCTTTGCCTACGTAATCAGCAAAGTTCATAATTCTGTTTGCAGCTGCTAGACTTCCTGGTAAGAAACATTCAATTCCTGAAAGATCCACCATAAATCCTCCGTTGCAAACATCTTTAACCTTAACCTTAAATGCACAATCTTCTGCTTTAATTGATCTATGTAATTCTCTTTTTAAAGCTTTCTCGTATCCAGCAGATACTGATCCGTTAAATGCTCCAGAAGCATCTTTATGAATAACAACATCTAAAACTTGTCCGCTTGTTATTTCTATTGCAGGATATCCAAGCTTTCTCATGTGCTTTTCTTCCTTCTTAGTATCAATAATAATAGTCTGTCCAAAAGGAGTTTCACCTAATGCTACACCTTTCTCACTGTCATATCCAGTAACAACGATTCTTTCTGAACTATTCTCTTGTAAATCTTTACCTGACATATTTGCGTCGGACTCAGGAAAAGTTCCTGAATAAAGATTTTCTAATCTTTCTCTTTCGTTTGTTTCGTATTCGAAACAGCTAAAATTTTTATTTTTCATTTTATTTAGGGTTTGTATCTATTTTAGTATTAAGTTCCAAGAAAATT